ACGCTCACGATCTTCTCGGCAATACCCAGAGCAAGCCCCTCGATAAGACTCCAACCCTTATCCCAAAGCGTACGTGCAGTGCTTCCAATCCATCCGAGAATACTTCCAGCAAGCCCGAGAGCCCAGGAAATAACACCGCCCATCTGCTCGTTGATTCCGGTAATAAAGCCCATGACAAGCGCCTTACCCAAACCAATTAGAAGCGTAGGAATAAGTCGACCAAGTTCGAAGGCCAAAGTAGTCAGGATCGTAACCCAAAGGTTAACAAGTGCCGCAACGATCCCAGGAACTTGTCCTGCGAAGGCTTCTAGGAAACTTACGATGATTTCACCGACAAGCGTCACCACTTCGCCAATGTTGTCACGGATACCAGTCAGAAGCGACGTAATGATGAACAGCCCCGTCTCGATGAGCTGACCAGCGTAGGATCGGATAGCCTGGAAGATGCCTTCGATCAACTCGACGACAATCGCCACGACTTCTGGAATAAGCTTTCGAAGCCCACCCAGAATATGGCCCAGGATAACTACGAGTTGCTCGGCGATAACAGGAGCTGCATCCGCAAACACTTCAAGCATCTCGAGAACGCCTTCGGCAATTCCACGTCCGAGAGCCGACATTGATTTACCGATGGCCTTGAGTGAAGCCTCTAGGGCCTCTGCGCCGGCGGCTCCAGCCTTCGCCAAGATCTCGAATGCCTTTGCCACCTGAGCGGCACCGAATCCGAACAAAGCGAAGCCAGCGCCGATGACGACCAAGGCTGCGCCAAGTGCGAACATAGCTCCGAGAGCAGGTTGCATAAGAAGTGCTGCAATAGCAAGCACACCAAGTACAGCCGCTAGAGCTCCTAGACCATGAGCCAACTCTCCCCAACTCATCTTGCTGAGTTCCTTGACTACCTTGACCAACACTGTTAGAGCTAGAGATACGATCATAATTGCCGCCGCTCCGGCAATAGCTCCAGTCATGGCGTTCGTAGCCACTGCAAGAATAAGCAGAGAACCTGCAAGTCCAGTAAGCCCCTTACCGATTTCCTCCCAGCTCATAGAAGCAAGAATCTTCATGGCTCCACCGAGAATGCTCACTCCAGTGGCAACCAAGATGAGTCCAGCGCCTGTAATCGGCATATTTACAGGCATCAAGTTCATCGCACCAGCGATAATGAGAAGCCCACCAGCGAGGACAGTCATGCCCTTACCAATTTCTTCCCAGCTCATCGTTGCGAAGATCTTCAATGCTCCAGCTAGAATATTAAGTCCGATAGCCACAAGAACTAGACCTGCTCCTGTAAGAGGCATATTCATAGGCATAAGTTGCATAGCACCAGCAATGATAAGTAGACCACCTGCTACAGCAGCAAAGCCCTTGCCGAGCTCGACCCAATCCATCGTAGCGAATATCGCAACAGCTCCAGCCAGAATGTTGAGTGCGATAGCCACCATCATCATTCCAGCACCAGCGAGAAGCATTCCGCCAGCGTTCCCGCTCATAAGCTTAACCGCACCAACCATGACTCCCATAAGGACAATTACGCCCGTCAACCCTCTGCCAAGTTCTTCCCAATCGAGATCTGCGAGATTCTTGACCGCAAATGACAGCAAGAGAAGTGCGCCCGACAGAATAACCATCCCTGAAGAAATAATACCGAAGCTGGCAGCGCCCTTAGGCCCAGAACTGATCTTGGACAAGATGGCGAAAGCGCCCATAAGCTGACCGAAGCCGATGGCCATGGCGGTGAGAGCCTTGGTCAATGCGTCGGAATCGATAAGCGACAACACCACAACTGATGCTGTAAGAATGGCAATGGCGCCAGCGATCTTGAGCAAGGCATTCGCCTTGAGATCGGTTTGCATAGCCTTGAGTACGCCCGTGAGTTCCTCGAAGCTCTGACCAATCTTCTCTAGGAATCCGCTTCCGATGTCGAAAGTGAATCCTTCCTTGATGAACTTTGCGAGAAGACCAGCAATACCACCAAGAAGAGCGACATTGAGGGCGTCTAGAACCGCGTTGAAGTCTCCTTCTTCCGCAGCAGCTGCCATTTTGCCGGCCAGTTCCTTGAACCAGTCGCGAATAGCTTCCCAGACACGGTCTAGTACATCTTTAACCTTCTCCAGAGCGTCAGCAACCGGCTTCCACAGGTCCTTAAGCTTCTCGAATCGATCCTTCAATCCACCCAGACGATCACTGAGACGTCCAAATGACATTTCCATTGCATCAGGTAGAGTTACATTCTGACCCGTGAAGAAATCGACGATTGCGTCCTTAGCCTGCTTGAGGAAATCCACAACCTTCTGGAGATGACCAGGAAGATCCATGAAGAAACGCTCGATGCCTCTGCCTTGAACAAGCGACCGATTAAGTTGAATGAAGAAGTCGCCGATCTTAGCAAGACCACCAAGAATCTTACCTTCGCCCAACCCAGTGAACGAATCAATGAGATCCTTGATGAATCGAACACCTTCACGAATGATTACCCATCCGATTTCAAGAGCTGCGAACAGACCCTTGAAAATGCGCTTCAGCTTATCGATGGTTGCCCAACTAGGCTTAAGTTTGTCGACGAAAATAGAGAATGCCCGAGTGAGGTTGTAGAGGCGCTCAGCTGTTACTGCTGGAAAAATATCTCTGAACGCGTCCTTAATCGGCTTGGCGATTGCTGCTAGATTAGAAACAAGATCCTTCAACGATTCAAGTAGTAGCGTTCTACCGCCTAGGTCCTTCCATCCTTGAAGCAGCTCGTTTCGAGCCTTTGAGGATTTCTCTACAATTTCACCAATAGCACCACTGATACCACTGAAAAGCTCAGTAGCCTCTTCGAAATTACCGAAAACGATCTTGAACGATTCGGACCAACCAGACCCAATAGCTTCCTTGGTCGTCTGAATAAGCTGGGTCAGAGTACGAACCTTAGTGGCCGCCTCAACGCCAGACTTACCAAGCTCCAAAATTTCCTTAGCTTGCTCCTTGGTATAACCGATAGCAAGAAGCTGAGCCTCAGTCATATCGCCAGTGAAGCCTTGAAGAGTGGTGGTCAGGACCTCTGCGGTCAACCAGTTGTCTTCAAGAGAAGCACGGAATGACTTACCCGACTTCGTCCACTCTTCGAATGTCTGATCGATCGGAACGTCCTTAATCGTCCCGAGCGTCTTACCAGTTTCGAACAATGCCTTCTGGAAGACTTCACCGCCCATGCCAGCATTAACGACTGAGTTCCAGTCGATAAGCCTCAGAGTACCGGTAGAGATAGCTTGAGAAAGCTGATACATACCTGATGCAGCTTGCTCAGCGCTTGAACCCGAAATAGCAGCAAGGTTAGAGATACCCTTGATGGCACCGACCGAAGTATCAAGATCAACACCGGCTGCAGTGAACGTACCAATATTTCGAGTCATTTGACCGAAATTATAGATGGTTTGATCAGCATATCGATTCAATTCAGCAAGTGCATCATTAACTTGTCCAAGATTAGTTCCATCCGCCCTTGTGTTAGCAAGGATGGTTTGAATCGACTGCATATTCATTTCGTATTCTTGGAAACCTGAAATAATCTGATCCAGACTCAAAGACTTAGCCAATTGCACACCGGTAGAGATAGCTTGATTGGTAATTCTCTGGAGAACCGTGAATGCAATTGTTCCAAGAGTCAGAAACTTAGAGCTAGCGCCCTCGATGATCGTACTGAGATTTCCAAGATTAAACTTCGAAGCGGCCGTATTGATATCATTAAAACCTTGCTTGGCTTGATCGAACTTAAGTGACTTTTCCAGCTTAGCGAGACTAGCAAGAGTAGAATCAATCTTTCGCTCGAATTGAGCATTATCGAATTCCATCCGTACGATGCGATCGTCAACGCTAGGCATTTGTCACCTCTCTCCAAATATCAGCTACAGCTCTATCGAACAAAGGACGAAGCGCAGGATTAATATAATCTCTGCCTACAACATATCCACCTGTACCAGTTCCATGGCCATATTGAAGAATAACAGCTACATTTACACCGCCTTCTCTATCGGTATTGAACCAACTAATAGAGTGAACCCCATTAGTATGACCGATTTGATAACCCCATGAACTAGCTGCTCGTCCAGTGTCAACAGGAGTAGCACTAGAAAGAAGATCTACTCCTTGACGTCCGTAGCGATCCAGATGTGCAAATTCTTTGTCTGCCTTCATAAAATTAAGAAATTTTAATGTCTTCTTGAAGTCGCCTTTGGATGTAAGTCTCATGGCGACCTCCTTAGAGATTGTCGACCCACTCCTTCAACATTCTGGCTAACGTATCCATTGGAGGCAAATATGCTGCTTCTGTATCAGTTCCATAAAGTACCCCTTGTAGATTGGAAAGTACCTCCGGGGACATTTTACGACTATCAAATATAAGTTGTGAGCTGGGACGATACCCATCAACTTGTTCAGGAACTGATGTAATATCCCATTCAAATTCGTGCGGATCTGTATCCAGAGACATCGTTTGATAGCTCTTTTGACCTGGGATCGCAGTCAGATTATACAGAACATGAATCTTGAATTGCCCACCTTCTAGGCCAATAACATCGTCGCCGATTAGAGATTGATAAGATAGATGAAAGCGTTCGTAAGGTTGACCAGTAACGAAGAATTCACGACCACCATCATAAAGTACGCCTTCAAATTGAAGAAATTCGTCAGGATAAGTATACGCCTTGATTACACCTGCAAAATCTCCCACCGTTAAAATGTCGTCTATCTTTACTCCATCGTAATGAACTGGAGACACCTCTGTATCAATTTCTTCTTCTACAGAGATCAATCCGTTCCAAGGAACGCCTAGACCATCGGTGCCATAAAGGACGCCTTTACTCACGCCTGTTTCATAAACCTTCTTACCAATATCATCCCAAACGAGAGTCATCGCTACTCCTATCCTCGAGTACCAAGTTCTGCTTTACGTTGCTCATTAAGTTGACGATTTCTTTGCAATAGTTCGGTTCGTCCCATCTTCTTAGGCTTACTAGCCTTGATGTTACAGATTCGAACTAAAGCAAGAAGTCTATTAAGATGCCAGTGCTGACATTCAAACGGAATATTGAAAGCAACCATCCAATAATAGATTAATTCTGAAGTGATGATTTCGCCTCGAGATCTTTGTTCAGGCATCTTACCGAAAGTAGTAGCAGATTGTTTAGACTCGATGTAATTATTAACCGCGTCAATACTCTTCTGCGTAAAGCTATTAATGATTCCTTCTGGGTAATTTGGAGTGAGAATCATAGCCTCTACATAAAACAGAACTTCTTCTGTAGTTTTATTATCTTTAGTCAAGAAGGGTTTTTCGAATTTTGACTCCCATTTTGACACGGAAACTAGAGAATGCTCTAGCATTAGAACAACATCACCGACAGTTTCAAAAGTCTCTGTCTCTTGGTTGTAATACTCAGTTCCTTCTATAACAAGCTTGAGCATTCTCTAGCCTCCTACGAATTACTCAGATCCACCACTAACTGGAGGCCTTGGCGAAGAAGTCATAAGCACTGCGCCACCAGCAAACATTGCAATAACTTCATCAGGTGTCGGAAGATTCGGTTCAGAAGCCGCACCGCCATAAAGCTCAGTTTCGAGAAGGGTCAGAGCAGCGGGATCAACGATTCCCGAATCCACCACGATGAGTGAAGTAGGCTTGAAGCCGGTAACAGGAACTGGGGTCGTTGTGATCTCCCAGCTGAATGTGATGGCCTCAGGAGAATCGTTGATAGTGGTGTATGCCTTTTCCGAAGGTGATGCGAGTGCACCATACACCAGATGCAGCTTATAACCATACTCCTCGGCGACCAGGTCATTACCGACTCGAGTACGATAAGAAAGACCAAAGGTCTTCCTAGGCTGCTGACCAACGAAGACGCCTGGCTCCGGAATACCGAGGCCGTCGAACTGAGCCCACTCCTCGGGATAGGTGAACGCCTCGAGCGTCGCACCAAACTCCTCGACGGAGACAAGGTTCAGATACTTGATGTTATCAGCATACTGAGCAGTCGCTTCGGCTCCGGTTGGAGACTCAGTCACACTGACAAGACCATTCCATGCGACACCAGTGTCGTAAACACCAGTTTCATCTGGAATGTAGAGCACGCCATGATCAACGCCGGTCTCGTAGAAACGATCACCAACCTGATCCCAAACAAGTGCTGCCATTTGCTTTCTCCTTAGAAGAAGAGTTTGAAAACGTCGTGATTGAGATTGTCGGCTGTATAAAATCGATCAAATACACACATAGGGAGCTGTGCCACCTTCTCATGAATTACACTGTCTGGATTTCTGTCAATGATCGTCACTAAGTATCGTTTACGAAGTTTATATGGATGATCATCAGCATATTCGGATTGAATATAATCTCTTTGATAGACAATGCATGGATAAACCATTTTAATCGTTGGAGGTGGCTGAAAATACACGTTCTCTGAACCTAGAAGTTCTACGAACAGAGCTTGGAGCTCAAGGCGTTGGGCCATTGTATACGCTCCCTAGATGCAGGATGAGTCGGGGGCTCCGGACTTCAACATTAGTGACAGTCCACAGAACCCCCGACCATCTCACGTACTTGATCATGAAGAAATGCTTGATGGCGTACTCATCAGCGACAATACTAATCGAATTAACGACTGAAATATCGTCGTTGAGATGTTGACCCGGTTCCAGTTTCCGAGTGTCTCGAAGAATATCACCCCAGTACGGAACTTCAGTGATCGTGTCGACGTAAACACCAGAATCTGGAGGAGTTTCTACGGCTTCACCGTATCCAACCTCTCCCCGGAATCTTGCCATCATGCCTCCTTCTTAATTAGCTCTTCTTTGGATCAGAAGGAGCCTTGGCTGCGAGTGCTCCGCCCCCGGCGGGAGCATCAGGAAGCGAGCCGTGAACAGGCGGGTCACTCTGACGCTCGTTCGGCGGCTCAGGAACGATGACGTGGCCAGTACCAGCAGGCGGAGGAACGTACGTACCCTGCTTGATAACCAGCGCAGACTTAAGCTTGACGAGGGCGCCAGAGACTCGAGTCTCGATGAGATACTTGTACTGGTTGTAGTCGATATCGAAATCATCGAAAAGACTGACCTGACCACCCTGATCGGCACCAACGACGTAATCGTTCATGTTGACAATGACGGCGAGTGGGCTACCTGCAGCCGGATCAAAGATGTCGACCGGAACA